AAGATACTTGGTATTCGAACCGAATACGCCTCAAACCCGTAACAAGTTCTTAGCGATTGTCAATCCTTACCTTGAAAGCGTGCAGCAACGCAGTGGTCTGTATGCCTTCCAAGTTGTAATGAACGACAGCAACAACACGCCAGACCTGATTGATAGAAATATACTCTACGGACAGATATATCTCAAACCTACTAAGGCCAGCGAGTTTGTTATACTTGACTTCACAATACTTCCAAGCGGGGCGGATTTCCCCAATGCGTAAGTAATGGACAAATAAAACACGATCACGAGGGGGGCACCAAGTGCCCCTTTTCGTTTATAGAATGTTGACCGGTATGCTGTAGTGTTCTATATTTATACGCATGGACTACGAATATCTTCAAAACGTGATGGGGTCTCCTTATGTTCAGGAAGGAGCATTTTCTCGGCTCAAGGCGAAAGGTGCCCAAGCAATGGGGGCACTTGGGGCAATGGCTGGACACCAAATTCAGAACCCCACGGAAACAAAACTCCGTTCTTTATGGGACGGATTTATTGCATCCCTCAAAGGAAATATGCGAGACTGGTCAGACCAAGTTTCTCCGATGTTCGACCAACGTGTTCCTCTTACCACTGAAAAACAGCAACAGGTTAAAGAAGCATTGGATGAATTGTCACGCCTTCTTTCCTCGGTAGGTCCGAAGAAAATCGGAACTTTTCCGATGGGAGGACATAATCCCCAAGTGAGAAACCAAAGAGATAACCCCGACACTTATGTAGGAGGAAGTGCGTACAACCGTTCTACTACAACTCCAACCAAGTTAACCGAGATGGTGGAAGAAGGATTTTGGGATGTTGCAAAACGAGACATGAAGTTAAATAAGGCACTTGGGTCGAATGACCCTTCAACAATTTTGGATTCATATAAGAACCATATCTTATCTATGTTCCAAAATTTCATGAAGGATGCCGTAAAAATGACTAAGATGACGGCACAGCAAGTTTATTCTGTGTTATCCAAGATGCAACCCGCACAGTCAGGATGGCAGGCTGCGGGGAATATGCAGAAGGTAGTTACTCAACTGCAAAAACTGCAAAGTATTGGAGACACCAAAGGTCAGGGTGCTCCCCCGATTATTAATCCACATGCTCCAGATGTTTCTCCTGAAGCCCCACAGCAGCCGCCAGAGACAGAAAATCCTCCGGAGACACCGCCGCCTCCACAGACGCCCCCAGAACAGACTCTACAATCATCACAGCAGTCAACCGGAGGTCAAGGAGTCGGCAGCGGGGGTTCCTATGAGATACAGCCACAAGAGTATCCTTACATAATCCTTCATGCCATTAGGATTATTATTGCGACCGTAAAGGAAGACACGGTACACCAAGGTACTTATTTCAGCGAACCTCTTCCAACTGATTTAGGAGGCTCATCGTTGACTGAGGAAGATGATGTGGCGGATGACGAAGAATCGCCTACTCCTGCGACAGTTAAAAAGAAGAAAATAGCACCCAAAGATGCACCCGAGGTTCCTGGGGCGTTCATATACAATCTCCATAGTAAACACAACAAGTTTCCGGGACAACCGTTTTCTATGGTTGTCACTCCTCAAGCGGGGTATGATCCAAATGTTCCAGAACTACCGGGAGTTCAGATTGAAGTTATATGGCAAACTGACGATACAGTAAACCGAATCTATGTGATTGCAAATAAGGGTGAGAAAAAGAGTAATCCATTGATGATTATGGAATTTGGGGATGATGACGTTAACTCGATAGCAGGAGCTACGACGCCCGGGCATTCCAATTTGTTTTCGGTCGAAAAGTTAGTTCAGAAATCTGATCCCAATGCTCCAAACAAGTTGGAAGGTGCTCCGAAAAAAATCCTTTCTGCTATTCAGAAGGAATCTGATACATTGTTAAGAGCACTGATGGCTACCACAGCACGCAAAGCCAAGGAATTTAAGCCGTCAAAAGGATTGGATTTATTCCCGCTTTCGTATGATAAGTATGGGCATGTCACTTTTACAGACTCCGAGGGTAAAAGTCAAACCATCAACAAGCAGGATGTTGTAAAAAAGCTTAATAGTGATGAAAAGAAACGGTGGACAGACTCTCTGAAATATTTTGGGTACTTCAAGTATTTCCCTAACATGGAACCACAGAATACTACTCCACAAGCATATACAAATGCCGTTATGGCGTTGGGAAAATTGGGATATAAAGAATCACAAGCTCAACCGTTGGTGACTGCTGCTTGGATGGAAATGATGAAGAAAAAACCCGAAAGTGAAATTACAGAAGAGGAGTTGATAAAATTAGCATTGAAGGATGCTTCTTCGCATAAACCCTCCGAAGAACCAACCGAGCCTCAAGGTGGAGCGGAACAGCCAGAACCAGTGACCTCACCCGTTTCTGGAGCCGCAGGCGCTCCTGCACCCACTGCAACGCCAACAGCACCCGTCTCAGATAAAGGAAAGCAAGACGCAGCCGCACAGCAGAAACAACCTAATGCTAAAGGAGTTGATAATGGAAAAATTGACATTAAGGGCGATGACCTTGAATGGGAAAACCCAACGAGTCATGAAATCCATAACATTAGCCCAGACCAAGTTGAAGACTATGCCAATACCAAACCGAAGTTTCTGGCAGCATTGAAGGCGAATCCTGATTTGTACTCCAAATACAAGGCTAAGGTTGATCAGAAGTTAGCTCAAAAAGTTAAAGGAAAGCAAGGCAATCCTCCCTTGAAGGAACGGGTCATGTATATCAATCCGTTCAATCGGGATAATTTACTCCTTTCTTAAGTACTATGTACTTTCATTCTTTCTTGTTCTTATTATTATTATGTACTTTCTTTTTCTAGTACATAGTACTATAGAAAAATTAAGGTGTCAATTTATTTTAATCAACTATTATGAAAAATTCCGAGTACGTACTTTTTTTGGATTTAGATGGCGTACTTGTTGACTACAGCAGTGGATGGTGGACAATTGCCAAAAAACTGGGTATCAAACCGGTCGAAGTGAAGGGTGAACTTGAGTTCACCAAGGAGGATACTTCTAAAGTTCATTCTTACACCCGAATCCCAGAATTCTGGTCAAAACTCGGATGGGAACATGGCGGTGAAGAGTTATGGGGTGCTGCTAATGTTTTGTTTGAGAACATACATATACTTACTTCAACCGCAGCTAAACAAAATGTTCAGGCTCACAAGATAGTAGAGGCGGGAAAGCTTGAATGGATTAAACACAACCTTCATCCACATCTTCCTCCGGATAACATTCATATTGTTTCCGAGGGTGTCCTAAAGGCTAAGTTCGCTAATCATCTATCCATTCTCGTAGATGACCGTAAAAGTACAATCACCGCATTCGTTCAGGCGGGCGGCTACGGGATTCTTCACAGTGCGAAAAGGTATCGTAAGACTATCGAAGAATTGAAAGATGTTGCTCTACCATTGGAACTCGGGGAGATTGCTCATGGTCTTATGTCAAGACGCCAATTCTGGAATGGACGGTAATACTTATAGATATGAACAAAGACCTTAAACAACTTATAAACGAAATTCTTGATGAGATGTTTTATAAATCTTATGGAGAACGTGAATGGAGAACCTCCAGGGAAATTTATGAGGATACTTGCCCTCATTGTAAACATAAAATAAATGAATATTCCGAATACACTGATGACGGTGGGATAACATGGCGTCATATTGATTGTAAAAAAGTTATATGAATATAGTTGATTACAATAGACGTTGTCCGAATTGTAATTCCATATGTAGATATGTCAATAAGAATACCTTAAGTAGAGTAACCACGAATAATAGTTTATGTATTCGATGTGTTCAAATTGGAAGAAAACATTCTGAGGAGACGAAAAGAAAGATTGGAAATTATCATAGAAATAAAATGATGCCCGATGAGCAAAAAATGAAAATCAGCAGGTCTCAACGTGGTAAGGTTCATAGTAATATGACAATAAAGAAGATAAGCGATTCCCATAAAGGAAACAAGAATCCTAATTTTGGGAAACATTTGTCCGAAGATTGCCGTATAAAAATGAGCCGTTCTCATATGGGAGAAAATAATCATTTTTATGGGAAAAAACATTCGGAGAAAACTTTGGAGAAGTTAAGAGAATTAAAGTTGGAAAGCGTTAAGCGATTGCATGGGAGTGGCAAATACAATCCAGTTGCTTGTGAGTTTATGAACAATCTAAATAAGTCATTGGGCATAGGTTTACAACATGCGGAAAATGGAGGAGAGAAATGGATAAGTGGATATTCCGTGGATGGATACGACAAACATAACAACATTGTGTTTGAATATGACGAACCCAAACATAATTCTCCGTGTCGAAAACAAAAAGATGTTATCAGGCAACAAAATATAATAAACAAAATGCATCCTTCCTTGTTTATAAGATATGATGAACTGAGTCGAATGTTATATGATGCCGAATCCAAATCCACAATTCAAATCTGCTAAATAATATGAAAGAAATAGTTGATTTTATAACGCCGCTTGTAAACGAAGGAATTTCCATGAGAGAAGCTGCCCGAACTGAATTGGGGATGGCCCCGCTCGCAAAAGAAGACCCCGAAGGTCCAATGATGGCAGTCAATGTTGATGAAGTTGACTATCCGACTAAAGACAGCGACGGGTATCAAGACGACAGCGGAACCCCAGTGAAGGCACCTGATAATATTCCCGGTAGAAAAGATCATGATTCATCAAAACCTCCAATTGCTCTGCATCCAAGTCCACAAAAACTTCGACAACATCAGGTCAATGAATTAACGGAAAAGTCAGAGAATGAAGAATCAAAACCAGTAGGTGCCCGGGACTTTGCTCGGTTTGCAAATAACAAGATGAATTTCGTTAATGCCTCCAATATTCCTCTTAAGGTTACTGTTACTCAATTTACTTCCGTGGCAGATACGCAGACCGCAGAAACATATATCGTAAGGGTTGACAATGGCTAATTTCCGAATCTACAACGAGACCCTTTGTCCCGAACTATGGGACTCGGCAATGCACCTTAGTCCGCAGGTACGAATGAACCTGTTGCGGTTGGCATATGATTTCTACGGGAAGACCAGACTTCCGGCACCGGTTGTTGATGTTTATCTTATGGGGTCTATCGCCAATTACAATTGGACTGCCGACAGTGACATTGATGTCCATATCATCGTTGACTACAGTAAGCTTCAAATGCCCCCCGAAACGGCAGTTAAGACAGTAAAAACAGCAGGAGCACAATGGAACTCTGAGCATGAGGTAACGATTAAAGGATTCAAGGTAGAGATGAATATCCAAAACTCTGCTGAGCAAAAACCATATGTCACCGGCGTCTATTCTCTTATCAAAGACCAATGGGTCAGAAAACCCTTTCAGATGCCTCTGAACATTGATCGGAACGTTCTAAAATTTCAGTATAGCACCATGAAGCAATACCTTCAAAATGCTCTTGGAAGCGGGAACCGTGAGCAAATGAAGGTAGCGAAGAAGTATCTCGATGCTTATCGTCAATATGGTCTCGACACTTATGGTGAACTCAGCTACGAGAACATCATTTTCAAGATACTTCGATCCCGTGGACTTATCAAACAACTCAAGGACTCTATCACGGCAGTCTATGATAAAACGATGTCAATGAAAGAAGAATTTCTCGATCATCTCCCCGAAGATAATGTTCCATATATAGTAGTTGGTGCTACAAATATGAACGGTGAAAGTATTTCTGGAGTTACTACTACCGGATGGGATGGTCATGGAAATCTGAAAAACCGAAATGGCTTTTTTGGGGGAGACTGTGTTTCGTGGAGATACAGAAGTGAGAACAATGTGTTATATATTCCGGATATACATGGAAAAGGGCACCAAATACCTGTTATATTGAAATATTTGGGGGATACATATCAGATTTCCAACCCCAGCATTTCTATAGATGACAAAGAATATGTTGACCTGGGACATCGGGTTAGATCGGGACAAGATAAGAAAGATTTGGGGGAGGTTGGAGAAAAGGATATTAAACAGACCTTACCTGATATTGACCCCACACGATTTGATCGAGACTATTGGGACAAGATGAGCAATGAGACTGGGCATTTTAGACTTCAACGTCTTACGATGGATGAACTTAAGGCTCTCCGTGAAAAAGAAGCACGGGCAGTCACGTATTGTCAGATGCATGAAAGTCCTGCACACGAGACTTTGCATCGAAAAATGTTCGATAGGTATGACAATGAATTAAAACGAAGAATCAAGCGCATCAATTTTCCCGTTGCCGAAGGGTTCGGGTCTGGAATTCCAGAAAAAGACCGTTTGAAAATCAAAAACACAGATGGTTCCACCCGCCGATGGCAGGTCCGTAGTAAAGATGCTCCAAAGACACCTAAGATGACAAAGGAAGAGGTCATTGCTATTCCAAATTTTGATAACCCCGTCAAGTCCAAAAGTATGACGGACGACCACGACGATGTTGTAAAAAGATTGGAGCCTCACGATGATACGTCTTAAGTCATTGTTATGTGAAGGCAGACTCAACAGTATCTCTCAAATTACTGACGAAGTAAAGAGGGAGTTGGCGGAGGCGGCTCAGAAGGTATATGACGAATGGCAACAGAACGAAGAGGGGTATGATGAAGAGTTAGGTGGTGGAGGCATCTGTCATATCATCGCCGACGAGATGGCCGACATTCTATGGCAAAGTAAGATTTATAACCTCCAAACCCAATGCACGGACCAGCCCCATGTTTATCTCATTGGGAAGTTCAAGGAAGGCATCTTCACAATTGACATCCCCTACTATGTATATGAAAGTGGTGGTGGTTGGTCATGGAAGAAGAAGCCTGACGTGAAGTTCGATGAGAGTCATGTTGAAATCTATCAACTTGACCATAGCTACAGGAATTGGAAGAAATACACCGATGATGATTAACTTAAAGTCATTGATAGTCGAGAATATTGAGGTTATTGCTCCTGACGAGATGCTTTCCAAGCACCACCAACAACTTCAAGACATGGTGACTGACTCGAAAATTCACATTCGTTCGGACAAGGAATTGGATACGGTCTATTTGATAGACGGAAATGTGGCAGGAGGATTGTGGACTTCTTTCAGGAATGATGTATTTAGTTTTGATACTATCGTGGGAAAGAACTACCAAAATCAAATGCTCGGTGCCAGAATCGTTCGTCAGGGTCTTCAAATGTATAGGGAGATAGCTTTCGACTGCCCCGATGTCAAACTCGAACTGGATGTGGTTAACGCTCGTTTGGTGGAACCACTTAAGAAAATGGGATTAAAGGTTCAAAACTCCGTGATGGGAAGTACAATCATGGGATATGGAGAGAATTAGTGAATTGTCCATACCCATTTCCCGTTTCCACAATCCCATATCCGGTCATATCCATTATTCTTCATGTTTTCCCACTCGGAAAGAGCAGGGTCAAATAGTTGGAGTTTATTTTTCAGTTTATATTTTTGCCAAGACATCCGGTTTTGAATGGTTTGGTAATTGTCTATTACGTAAAAATAATTTGGGGGAGTATGTCCGACAAAGTTGAACCCGAGATTGATATACACCTGCCCGTCAAAATATCTTCGATCACTATAGGATACTATTGAGGTTGGGTGATAGTTTTTCAGAAAGTATGAAAATAATTTCGATGCTCCACCGGCAACGTGTATTCCTATTTTGTTGCAAAACCTCCCCATTTCATATTGTATTTTGGTATCAAACCTTGATTTCAAAAACGTCATTACCGCCACCAACTCATTGTTGCCGTCAAATAGACCGATCTTAATAGAGGAATGATCAGTGCCCTGTAGATGGTTCTCGTTTAGAAAATCAACACAGAGTCGGGATGGTATTTCCCGAACCACACACTTTCTCCCATATAATGAAGCTGTGGGGCTATGAAGTATGGATGCTATGATTGACTTTACAATCTTCGGTTTGGTTCTCCACTCGTTGTCGAAGATATGTAGTAATCGGTAACCATTTGCGGTGCATGTGGTTGTTTTTTGAAGGTGATATACTTTATTTTTTCGACCAAATATTTCGCTATGCCACAGAATACTGTCACATTCAAATGCCAGATTTAATGATGGAATAACTATATCCAATTCTTTTGGCTTTACAATGGTTCGGTCATTTACCTGAATGTCAACGGTGTTTCCGATTATAGATTTTATGTACTCATAAATCTCATTCTGAAAAGTAGAGCAGTTGTTATTATCGCAGGAGGGGCATATGGGAAATTTTCCGTCGTCTATTGAGTATGATTTTATTGTTCCACACCGTTTGCATTGAAATTCGTACTTTTGTAAGGCAACTCCCTTAAAATCTTCCAACGTAAACATGGGAATGAAATTGACAAACTGGGGATGGGATAAGAATTTCTCGAACGTGCCTTTGTTATGTTCCGCCTTAAACTGCTTTCCCATTGAAGCATGAGGAACTCCATACTTTGACAAACAAGTCTCCGTATATTTTTTCCTGTACTCATCCGTTGACATATAGCTTGGTACACCATAACGCTCTAAACAGGTCTTCTTTATTTGGTCAATGTTATTGTAGTTTGGGATTCCATGCAATGCTATATTGGTTTGTTCAACCTTTGCCCTCCACCCAACTGACTTTGATACCCAATCCACCCCATATTTTGCTTTAACTGAATCTCGAAGATTTTCCTTTGTTTGTTCCGTCTTCATTGGATGCATCCCATATTTTTCTGTAAATGTCTCGGCTTGAGAGGCAACCATTTTCGCTATGACCTCGGGAGAATGGTTGGCACATGACCCGGAACAATATGTTCTTCGATTGCGAAGATAGAAGGAAATCTTAAACTCCTTCTTGCATACGGGGCATACTTTCTTAACGGTATCCGGATTTAATTTTGGTCTGCTCATAAATATACTTCGGTTCTCATATTATAACAAGATTACATATGGCATGAAATTATGAAAATGTCAACACTATTATTTGCTGCGGGGTTTATTTATAGTTGTGAACAGTAAGTATAAACAAATGTGGGTTCGAATGTTCATAACCCATTGAAAATAAGGACTTTATGGCAGATTTATTAACCAACAATGAGATGTTCTATACAATTTGGGAACCTAAGACCAAAAATCGTTTCCTGATGTACATAGACGGCATTCCCTCGTACCTCATTCGCAAGACTGACCGACCAAAGTGGACCCAAGAGCGCAAAGAGATTGATTACATCAACCTGCGATGGTTCTACAAGGGGAAGACAGTATGGGACACGATCACGCTGGAACTCTACGACCCAGTTGTGCCTTCGGCTGCTCAAACCGTTTTTGAATGGTTCCGACTTTCGCACGAATCTGTAACTGGACGTGATGGCTATCAGGATTTCTACAAGAAGGAATGTACCATTAACGTACTCGGCCCCGTAGGGGATAAAGTCGAGGAATGGACATTGAAAGGTGCTTTCCCAACCAGCTTCGATGGCGGCGAACTGAACTGGACTGATACAGGCGACCCTGTGTTAGTGACACTCATACTTTCGTATGATTATGCGATCCTCCAGTATTGACCTTACCATATGATTATGGCGTATTGAAAGAATCGCATAGTCATAACCAACATTGCGTAATCATAAATAAAAATAGTTGACTTTCTAATCCTTTCTGGTATATTTATGT